TGTCTAAGTATAATTTAAATAATTGTATTCTTTCTTCTTTATTAGGTGGGTCGAAATATATTTTTTTATCAAATCTACCAGACCTCATTAAAGCAGGGTCCAAGTCTCTTACTAGATTTGTAGCTGCAAAAACCATTATATCTGTATCCTCGCTGAATCCGTCCATTTCTACTAACAACTGATTTAATGTTTGTTCTCTTTCTGAATTTCCGTCTTTACCTCTTCTTTTACCTACCGCATCTATTTCATCGATAAAAATAATACATCTCTTGTGAGATTTGGCTTTTGCGAATAATTTTCGAACTCGAGAAGCACCTACACCAACATACATCTCAACAAATTCAGAACCAGAAGCATGAATAACTGGGATTCCTATTTCTTGAGCTAATGTTTTAACTAACAGTGTTTTACCGGTACCGGGTGGTCCAACTAATAATATCCCTTTTGGTAATTTGACGTTCCATTTTTGATATTTTTCACTATTATTTATAAAATCAAAATAGTATTTTAACTCATCTTTTACTGATTGTAATCCAACTACAGATTCTAAATTCATTTCTTTGTTTAAACTATTTGTTGTAGTTAAATTACAGTTTGTTGAATTTGGGGTAATCTCAATGAAAGTATTGTTATCTAAATAATATTTGTTAATTAATTTTAAAATTAAATAGAGGAAATATATTAAAAGTAAAAAACTGACAATTTCCATAATTATATTAGGTTATATTTTTTTTATTAACTGGTGTAAACTTTCTTAAATTAACCGGGAAAATATTAACTATTTAAACTTTTATATTTCTTCTATATATTTGAATAGTTATGTTATATAGAGGATATCCATCTAATAAATAGACTTGAATGTATTGACCATTATATACAACATATCTATTTCTCCAAGACTATTATAGTAATATTTGTCATATACAGGTGTATCTAGAAAAAATGAATTTTATTTAAATAATTAAGTATATATATATAGTAATATGGAAACATCAAATTCTCTTACAAATTATATGGTAGATGGATACAATATCTCAAAAGACTCATCAAGTGATGACATTATACATATACCATATAATATTAATAATTTATTAGCCACAGAAGATAATATATTAGAATTATTAGAAACTAACAATGTTAAAATTGATAAAATAAATCATATTCATTTCTTTCATCAATCCTTTACACACAAATCGTATATTCAAAAAGATATTTTTCCTGAACATATCTTAAGTTCAGCTAAAAAAGAATTAGGAAATCCTAAAAATCTTTTAGAATTGCAAAAAGCTAGTTATGAAAGACTTGAATTTTTTGGTGATAGAGTTGTTAAATTAGTAACTTCAATGTATCTTTTTTATAGATATCCAGATGAAGATGAAGGGTTTATGACAAGATTACAAACTAAAATTGAGGATAAAACTAATTTAGCGATAATGTCAAAAAAAATAGGACTAGGTAAATATTTTATTATTTCGCAACAAATCGAAAGTTTAAATGGACGAAATTTAGAAAAGATTCATGAGGATGTTTTCGAAGCTTTTTTGGGCGCTTTATTTCTTAGTAATGGGTTCGAACCATGTTGTCTACTTTTAGTTAATCTATTAGAAACTCTTATAGACTATTCAGATAAATTATATCGTGATAATAACTATAAAGATATATTACTCAGATATTATCATAAACAAAAATGGATATTTCCAAAATATCATATGATATATCAGGAAGGTCCTCCTCATAAAAGAAATTATATTATGGGTGTTGAAAAAGGTTCGGAAACACCATTATCTGATAGTTCACCAAGAGATATATGTGCTGGGTTTGGAATAGGTTCATCTAAAAAGGAAGGACAACAAAATGCAGCAAAGATGGCTCTTATTAGTTATGGTTATTTAAAAGATGATCAATATGAAACTTCAGATATATTCAATCCGGATTGGAAAAAGATAGATTCTTGCGAAATTAATGAAAACAATGATGATAATGATTCAATTGAGAAAGATGAAATAACAATTAATAAATTTAAAGAACCAATTAAATTACTTAAACCCGATAATAAAAACGTCTTTGAAGAACTAGAGAAAGAAAGAGAAGTTAAAGACGATGGGTCTATCGTATCTAATATATCAGATGAAACCGATTCTGATTAATAATTATTTTAAACTATTGAAATTATATAAAAATTATATTTAAAAGAAAACTAGTTTTAGAGAATAATGAATAAAATATTCCTATCAAGAGATAATACTTCAAATTTATATAAAGAAATTTTAAAAGATAATAAATTACAAGCTTTACCTAGAAAAGCTAAAGAAATAATAGTTACCAATTTAGTTGAGAATATGAAAGATGCTTATAGACATTTAGACCAATCAAAGATTAATAGAGATAATTATAGTGCCATTTTGCATCAATTTAATAGTATGTGTATTAAAGAAACAAGTAACACTTTAAAAAATTCACAAATATTTTCAGGCGAAGATAATCAAGTTTCTAGAATTAAATTTGCAAGAGATTTTAATAGTACGCCCAAAAAGCAAGTAAAATTTTTAGAGAGGCCTACATCTACATTAACGGGGTATGATAATAATTCTGATAATAATATAATTAATTCAACTGGATTTAAAAATTCTATAAATAAGTCAACTAATAGTTTAGATAATATGTTTCAACCAATTACTGATACTAATTTCGGTAATACTGATACTAATTTTAGTAATGTTAATAATAATACTCTAATGCCAACAGAATCTATCGATATAAATAAGAAAATGGATATGATATCTCAAACAAGACAATCAGAATCAAATATGTTAAATAATAGACCTCCAACACCTGATTTTCTAAAAGGACAACAGACACAAAAAGACAAGTCAAATTACGACTCAAATAATAATTCCAAGTCAAATGATAATACACAGTTTAATAATAATTTTCCTGCTAATCAGTCAAATGATAATTTTCCTGCTAATCAGTCAAATGATATTAATGCAAATAACTCCCAACAATCTTCAAATAATAATGAATTAGGAAGTTATTCTGGAGGAGATGCTTATTTCTCTTTTGATGATATGAATAAACCATTAGTTCAAAATGATATAGAAGAAGATAAATCTTCATTTGAAGATAGATTAAAGAGATTACAATCAGACCGAGATATTATTACTGATCCAAATACTATTAAACAAGAAGATAAAGGACGACAAATGCAACAGCAACAAATGCAACAGCAACAACAAATGCAACAGCAACAACAAATACAACAGCAACAACAAATACAACAGCAACAACAGCAGCAACAACAAATGCAACAGCAACAAATGCAAGGACGACAAGACCAAGGACGACAAGACCAAGGACGACAAGACCAAGGACGACAAGACCAACGACAAATGCGAGAGCAACAAGAAATGCGAGAGCAACAAGAAATGCGAGAGCAACAAGAAATGCGAGAACAACAACAGCAAATGCGACATCAAGGGAAAAGACAAGGTCAAGATGATATAACATATCAAAATAATAGTGTTCAAATGAAAGTATTATTAGATAAATTAAATAATATCGAGTCGTCAACAGATACTAATTTAATAAAGGAAAATCAAGAGTTAAAATCTGAAAATAAAAGATTAACTTCTGATTTAGAACAATTAAATCAAATTAAAAGTAAGATAGCAGACCAATTTAAAGAATTAACAAAAAGAGATGAGATGATAACTTCTAATTTACAAATTATGAATCAAAGAGAACTTGAACTAAATAGCAGAGAATCCGAAATATCTCAATTAATTAATAGTTATAAACAAATTTTAAATTCCAGATTCTATCAGATGAATGTATCATCTAAAGATAATAGTTCAAAATATAATTACTTTTTTAGTGCGATTGATAATATTATGTCAATGAAAATAATTTCATATTCAATCCCTCAAGCTAGATATAATATTGATATTAATAATAACATGTTAAAGTACAAGTTATATTCAGATGAAACAACTTTTGAAGAAAAGACAATAGAGATAGATAAGGGGAAATATACAATTGAAAATTTGATAGAGTCATTAAACCGAAAATCTGACTTAACATTTGAATTATTAACTAACCAAAAAATAACTATATCATCTGATAATAATTTTGAATTAGAGAGAAACACCTTAATAATAACCACGATGGGGTTAGAAGAAAGTGATATAGTCGAAAATGTTGAAGATATATACAAAGTTACTGGAAGTAAAACATGGGATTTAAGATTACATGATAAATTATTTTTATATATCACAAATATTAATAGTGACCCAATTTCAATTATATATTTTAATGGTAACTGCGAGTCACAAATACAATTTGAAGAACCAATTGAATTATCTCAATTAGATATAGAGATAAGGGATGCAGATAATAATTTATATGATTTTAATAATTTGAAACATTCAATTAATTTACAATTAGAATTAACAAATCAATTTAATCAGTCTAATCAATTTAATCAGTCTAATCAATTTAATCAAGAAGCTGATAATAATATGAATGAATTTCAGTTAAGTTAATAATAATTAAAACTTGTGTAATTTAATAAAATTAAAATTATTTACTTTTATTATATTAATTTCTAAAGTATGTATTTCTACATTTATTCATAAAATCATCTTTTAATATATTATGAGTAATCTCATCAAAAGTTTCACCCCCAACTAATCTAACAATAAAATTAATCGAATATACACCACATTCAGTATTTTTAAATTGATGTTGAACCTTATTATATCTAATATCAAAGTTACCTAGATTACTAATTTCTTCTGTTTTTACATTATCTTTTAAATTTTTTAAGACTGAATTAACTGACATTTGTTTATTATATTTGGTATTATACATATATTTAGTTATCTTATTAATAAATTTCTTAATTTTATTCCTGGGTTTCTTTGCAAAGGAATCAAAAAAATATATTTGATTTTTATCAAAATTAGCATATAATGATACCCAATGACTTCCTGGTTTATCATGTGGGTCCAAGTTAATAACCATTCCAAATTCTTTAGTTTTTTCATTTTTATTAAAATCTTCATTCATTTTTCCATTAACAAGTTCATCAAAATTCATTTCACCTACTGATAACTCTCTTAATTCTTGAAAATCATAAGGTACTGCTCCTAAAAATACAAAGTGTTTATATTTTCTTTCATATTGTTCAACGACATCATTAATATTAGTGGTACTTAACCAATCCAATTTTTTATTAGGACCAAATGGTCTAAATGTAAATTTTTCGAGTTCATTATTTTTCATTCTTTTAACAAAATTTTGGTTTATCCAACAAAGTTGGTCTTTACATCCATAGTTTTTATTAAATTTCTCATTAAGTTCTTTTACCATGTCCTCTTTCTTTAATTCTAAGTTAATTTTATCTTTCGGATTATGGCTATTAAAGTTATTAGCAATATTTTTTAAAGTATTGTGATTAATACAACTACCCTCTTTAAATTTAATACCTGGTGCACATTTTGTATCCATTTATAGATAATTAGAAAATAAATTTTAATATTTTTAATATTAAAATTTATGCTTTCAAATAATGATTTTATTAATTCTTTATAATTCTAAACCCAGTAGAATAGTCTCGGCTATCCTTCTCTATATACATTTTTAAATTTTTATTAAGTATAAAGTTTGGTACCTTCCAATCTCCTCCCTTAAGACATACGGTTGTGGGCATATTTTCATTATTTTTAGTAGTAGTTGTGTATTCCCATGTATTACCATATAAATGTACTAACCCCATTAAAGATACCGAGGTAGAATCTTGACATGATAATATATCTGTAAATTCTGTACTAATGTCAAATAAAATAGGTATCTCAATTCCATAAGGATATTCTGTTTTATTTCTATTAGTTTCTAACCAATTCCATTCTTCTTCAGAAGGTAATTTTGAATTATAATACTTGGCACATGCTTCAGCTTCAAAATAAGAAATTTTTTGAACCGGGTAATTAAAGGTATAATTAATCAGATGATTATTAATATACCATTCATTGTTAGTATTAGTCCAATTTTTAGGATGTTTAACCCTGTTATAACTTAACCAATAAAACCCTTCCTTTGACCATAAATTTTTATTTAAATAACCACCGTCTTTAATAAATTGTAAATATTGATAGTTAGTAATACATGTTTTACTAACCCAAAATGATTTAATCTTCTTATCTTTATTATCAATTGATTTAATAGAACCACCAGCGAAGGGTATTAATTCGATATTGTCAGGTGGTTCAATATATAGACAATTATTATATTCTGTATTTTCTTGCGTACAAAACGTGTTTATAAAGTAGATATTATTACTAATAATTCCATTATCTTCAAATATAATTATTATTTCTTCAAGAATATCTAACGTAGAAATTATAAAATCTATAAATGTCTTTTTTTTATCATATTCAAGATTATCAGTTTCATTAATTATCTGAGATAGTTTTTTAAATCGCATAATAGTACTATCAAAATTACTAAAATATTCAACGTGATCTTTATCATATATAAAGGCATTTAAATTGTATACTATTTTTGTTATTAACATTCTGGAGTTATTGTTAGTATTAATATCATTAGAATAGTAATTTCTAATTAAACTTTTTAAAATATAGAAATTCAAAATTCTTTCTAACTTTCTGAAATATGAAATAAATTCTATCCATTCGAAAATAAAAAATGAAGTTTCTCTATATTTAAAATTATAAGAAATTTTAGGAATAATTATAGATTGATTATGATTATTGTAATATTTTAAATCATGACCCATATTAATAATAGATTAGATTATAATTATTCCCAAAAAAATACTGGTTTTTGATTAGATGCTAAATATATTTTTTTCCAAACATCCAAGGTATTAAAAACTTTATACCAACTATTTATAGTATCAAATTTATTTTTGTAAAGTAGTGCTAATATATTAAAAGTAAATATACCTACAATCAATTTAGTATCCATCTTATCAAGTTTATTATTATATTGATATATCCCTTTATTATTTAATAACATTTTTTCATTAATAATAGTTTCATATGAAACATTCTTTGCACCACATGAAGTAATTAAATTAATCTTTTTAACCTGTTTATAAGGAATAATTTTAAAGCTACCAGAGTAACAACAATCCAAGATAATATATAGAATAATATCATTTTTAACTGAATCATTAATTAGTTTTATTAATGAATAATCTGATATTACCATATTTTCCTCATTAGTTTTAATGTTTATTTTTCCTTCTCTAAAACCATGACCTGAATAATATAGTAACACCATATCTATTTTCCCTTTAAAGTTCAAAATGTATTTTTTTATATTATCTTCTGCGACATATTCATTTAAAAAAAGTTTGGGTTTGTACCAATTTTGGATTAACTCTTTTTTCAAATGTAATAAATTTAAATAGTTTAAAAATAAAATTGAATCATTTTTAGAACCGCATAATTTACCATTATTATTTCCTAAACATATACTTAAAATATTGTCTTTCATCAAAAATAATTATATTTTAAAAAATACTAGGTGTATATTTTTATCTTGTAAAAAGTATTTGCTTTTCAATACGTGAAATATTTTTAAATATTTAATATATAAATATTTTTTTTCTAACACCAAATATATGTCATTTGAGCACAAATATTTAAAATATAAGCAAAAATATCTAGAATTAAAAAATCAACTCGAGAATATGGAACAAGTTGCAGGTACTTCTAATAACGACAGCATTCTTGATTTAGATAAATTATCAGATACACCTACCTTTAATAATAACGTTAAGCAATTGGCAGGATACTTACAAGATAGTTCTGAACAGTTAAAAGAGTCTGAAACAGATACCGACCTCGGAAATGTTAATGAATTAACTGAAACACCAAGAGATAATACCCTAGTTGTTAATATTGAATCTAGTACTGATGAATCTAAAGAATTACAATCTGATAGCGACAATGAAAAATCTGATAGTAGTGAGAAAAAATCTGAAGATGACTCTAGTTCACCTTCACCAAGTGAACAAGAAGGAGGTAATATTGAAACATCAATCTCAGAATTAGAAGAGATTTTTTCGCAACTTGGAGGAAAAAAGAAAGATGTATCAAGTTCTGAAGATTCTGAAGATTCTGACGATTCTTCATTATCTTCATTATCTTCTTTAGATGATTCATCAAGTGATTTTGATTTTTAAAAATAAGTTCTTTATTTAAAAATAAAAGTTCTTTATATTAATATTATGATTGATGTTAATGGATATGATAAATTAAATGAAATTATTTGGAATAATAAGGATAAAATAATTCTCTTATACTTTGGTGCATCTTGGTGTGGACCATGTCAAGAATTAAAAGAAAAGATTAAACATGAAAAAGATGAACTAAAAGACATGATAGTTTTACACTTGGACTGTGATTCGGAAGAAAATGAAGATATTGTTAAAGATTGGAATATAACTTCTCTTCCTACTCAGATTTTTGTACATTTAGAAGATGAAAATGTAATTAATGATGATAGAATCGAAGGATATGATTGGATTAAACTAAAGATGGTATATCAAGAAATTAAGAATAATAAAAATAATTGAAAATATAAATAATTAAACTATGTAACTATAATTATAATGGCAAATTCTAGATTTGAAATTAAAAGTATAGAAGTGTTAACTTCATGGAGACATAATCTGCCTTTGAATAATGATTGTACTATATGTCGACATAATTTAAATGAAGATAGTCTTGAGTATCAAACTAAAGGTTTAGTATCTTATGTAGTTGTTGGTAATTGTGGACATTCTTTTCATAGAGAATGTTTAACTGGATGGATTAAAGATAATCCTAGATGTCCAATTTGTGGAGAAAAATGGTCTTATCAGAAAGAGGAATCAAAAACAATGTCAGAGTCCGATTTAAAACATTTTTCAAATTCTGAAACGAATACTTAATCATTTTTAATAATAGAAGCAGCAGAATAAGATATTATTCCATGAGAGAAAAAAGATAGATATATCGCAGATAGAATTTTAGTTGAATAAGATTTTGGTATAATAACTAATGAAATAAACCAAAAAATCTGCCAATGATGTGGATGAAAAGTTTTAAATTTATTTTTATGATATGATATTATACATGCTATAATTATAGCTACTATTAAATATGTTAATAGTCCAATATTTCTTTTATTAAAAGACAAAACCTCTTTTCCAAAAATATAAGTTATTAATGATGCCAAAACCATTGTAATTAATTTATTATAATTCCAACTTTTTAGTTTTGGCAAAGGCGTTGCAACACCAGGTATTTCTAATAAAAATCCAAATAATACCAGAGAAATAAGATAAATTACGATATATTCACTATCAAAATAAATTCCTTTATTTTTTAAAAAGTTAAATAAGTAAACAATAAATCCGTACATCAACAAATCGATTATATCAGTAATATGTTTATCTAAATTTTTAGATTTCATTCTTAAATTATAATTACCACCTATGTATCTATAAAAGATATAGGAAATAAATAACATAATTTCAAAAAAAAATATATTTAATAACATTTATAATATATCATATAAAATATATTATAATTGAATCGAATTATTAACTTTTCATATGTGAAAAATATTGATTTTAATAGTCTAAGTGTCTAGAGGGATTTGGGTATATGAAAAGTCTGAATAGTATTACACGAATGCGCAAACCTTTGTACTTGATAGGTCAAGGATATACAAATAGTTTTTGTCCAACTTTCATTAAAAATCATTTTCTTAGAAATCCACATGTTTATAGTCCATATACACCATATCAATCTGAGATTAGTCAAGGTAGACTAGAATTATTGCATAATTATCAAGAAATGATAAAAGATATCAATAATATGGATTTTGCAGTAGCAAGTATGTTAGATAGCGGTCAAGTTGCCATGGATATAATAACTATTATGAAAAACTATAATAAGAAAAATATTGTTTATTATCAAGATTCATTATTTCAAACAATTAAAAATTGTATGAATACTCGTGCATCTCATCAAAATATTAAATTGGTTAAATTTATAAATTATGAAGACCTCAAGCAAAAAATCGATTTGGATAATGTAGCAGGTATCGTCTTTCAAAATCCTAGTTCCATAGGAAACACACAAGATTTAAATTGGATTAAGGAAATTAAAAAATATGATGAAAATATTTTATTAGCTTGTTACACCGACCTAATGTATTCTTCAATCTTTACACCACCTGGTGATTATAACTTTGATTTTTCATTTGGAAATGGTTCGAATTTTGGTATTGGATTGAACTTTGGTGGGCCTCAGCCATCATTCTTAGCTTCAACTAAAAAATTAGTTAGGAATCTACCTGGTAAAATAGTTGGTAAATCAATAGATACACATAACAAAGAAGGTTATCGGTTAGCTATACAAACTAGAGAACAATTTATTAAAAGAGAAAAAGCAACAAGTAATATATGCACTAATCAATCATTATTGGCCAATATGAGTTTTGCATGGTCATTGTCTCAAGGCAATGAGGGGTTGCAAAACATTGCTAGTAATATACTAGAAAAAACAAAGTATTTTAATGATAAACTTTCGTATAATGGAATAGTACCATTAAATTCTTCACATTTTAATACTATTTCAATAAAAGGAAATGATATACTATATCAAGAACTACTTGATAATAATATTTTTACTTTTTATAATAATAATATATTATCGTTTAGTTTTGACGAAACTATAAATAAAAATGATATTGATGAGATTATAAATATTACTGGAAAGTATGATATTACTAGACAGTATGATATTACTGGACAGTATGATATTACTAATAATGTAGATAATACTTTTACTTCAACTTGTAAAGATTCTAAATTTAGATCAGATTTACCATTAAAAAATAAGATTTATAAAAATAAGATGTCAGAACAGGATATTCTTAGATATCTGTTTGATCTATCTAATAAAGATTATAGTCTTATGAATGGAATGATACCTTTAGGTAGTTGTACCATGAAACATACCCCAGTTGAAGCTATGAACAAAGTATTGGATGAAAAAATGAATATACACCCATATATACCTTTACAATCAACACCCTATGATAAAATAGTAAATAATTTAACTAATAAATTGTGTGATATAACTGGGTTCGACAAAGTGTTCTATCAATCACAATCAGGTGCTATGGGTGAATATGCTGGATTGACAGTTATAAAAAATTATCATCGAAATAATAAAAAAAAATATATACTATTGCCAAAGAGCGCACATGGTACAAATGCAGCTAGTACTACTTTAGCTGGTTATAAAATATTAAACTTGAAAGAGACTAATGAAGGGATGATTGATATGGAGTATCTAAAAAATACAATTAACAAATATAATAATGAAATTGCTGGATTAATGATTACTTATCCGTCTACTTATGGACTATATGAAGAGAATATTTCAGAAATTATTAATATGATTCATCAAGTATCAGGATTAGTATATATGGATGGAGCAAATATGAATGCACTTATTGGTAGAAAGACAAAAGTAGCAGAGCTTGGCTTTGATTTGTGTCATTTCAACTTGCATAAAACATTTGCTATTCCACATGGTGGAGGAGGACCTGGAATGGGCCCAATAGCTGTGACAAACAAACTTATAAAATTCTTACCTAAATTCTCCATTAAAGAAAATTGTCAAAGTATCTCAACTGTTCCGTATGGGTCTGGTTTAATTTTACAAATTAGCGAGACATATTTAGAAGAACTTTTTAAAAAGGACTTGTCTGTTTTTCATAATGATTTAATTAATAGAACCAAATATATTATTACTGAATTATCAAAAAAATATAAAATTTATCATTGTGATAATATTAATAGAGCTCACGAATTTATAATTAATACTAAAGAATTTGATGAATATAATATTAAAGAAATAGATATTGCTAAAAGATTAATAGACTATGGTATACATGCACCAACTATGTCTTGGCCTATTTTAAAAAGTCTTATGGTAGAAGTAACAGAAACTGAATCAGAAGAAGAAGTAACTCGTTTTATAAAAGCAATGTTATCAATTTATGATGAAATTAAGAATAATCCAGAATTATTACATAATGCCCCTCACACTCAACAAGATATAATTAATTGGAAATATAATTATAGCATTGAAGAAGCTTGTTATCCATTAGGAGAACCTCAAATTGACAAAAAGTTCTGGCCCACAGTTAATAGAGTAAATGATTTATATGGAGATAAATTATTTTATTAATTCATTTAATATAGGAATAAGTCTACTACTATTTAACCATCCACCATGATAACCTTTTCTATGGTATATCTGATTATAATCAAAATTATGATCAATTAGTTCCTTATCTAAATTATAATTTAATACTATATCATCTGATGATATAAATAAATAACGAGGGTAATTATAACCTTCTAATGATTTTATCTCGACATTAGTAAAACAACCAAAACTATTACTGGTAGCATAACCAATATTAGTATGTAAGAAATAGGAAAATACTTTATTATAAAAATAATATTTCTTATTAGTAACAGAATTTAGAATCCCTAATGTATCATTATAATTCCTTAATCCAAAGAAATAAGTATCTAACGAAGCTCTTATTCCAAGTAATGGTTCAAATAAGAATACCTTTGTTATATTTAATTTATTATTATTCTGAAATTTTAATACTACCCTTTCAAATCCTTTGTATAACAGACCTCCTAATGACCAACAAATAATTTCAATATTTTGAATATCTAATTCTAACAAAAAATCATACAAATCCATATGAAATTCTGCTTCATGACAATCTGGATTATAAAGAAGGGATGCTTGAGTTGGTCCAAACATTGGTATTATAATCTGATAATTATTATTCATAAGAAAATTAATAATATTCTCAAATGGTTTAAGAATACCACCGAATCCAATAAATATTATTATTGTTTTATAAAACTTTTTATTTATTGGGGTAATTCTATAAATATAGTGTTTTCGAAAAGTATAAAGTTTAAAATTATACTTCCATCTCCATAATAAAATACTTGTACAATTTAAAAAGGTAAAGAAAAATCGACAAATATATGGATACCATAAAATGCCTTCACTGTAAAGTGATATATTCATATTATGTTTAATCTGCGTATATTTTATACGTCTATATATTTCTAATTCACCAACAAGTGATGATAAATTAGGACTACCATTTTTAAAAAAGGTTGTCTTCAATGTAGTTTTAGTATGTACTCTCTCAAAATCCTTGCTATTATTAATTTCAGATATTATTATGCTAAAACAGTTATTATAATATAATTTATATTTATCTATTTTAGATAAATATATGAATTTATTTACTTGTTCTTTAAATTTTTTTTTATAACTGAAATCTGTTAATATTTCAAAAACTATCCAAGAAATTAGCACCGAAGATGATACTAATAAAGTATTTTTTAATTTAAACATCAATATATAATTTTATATTTTAATATTTAGATAGAGTTAAAAGTTAAATAATAACTTTTTATACTTAAAGATTTATTACGCAAAATAAATGATATTTATTTTATAAATGATATTAATGGAAAGCTTTACACAAGATGATTTATATCATAATACTGATATTTACGCGAATACTGATAGTTATGAGATTACTGATATTTACGATGTTAATAATATTTCAGATAAATCTGATTCGGACGTTGATACGTTAACTAACTCTTGTCCTATATGTAGAGAAAACTATAATAAGAATACTAGATGTGCACATGTAATTTTTCCATGTGGTCATAGTTTCTGTAAAGAATGTATTGATAAGATTAGCTTATGTGCTATCTGTCGGAAACCTATTGAAAATAACGCTGTTAACTGGGGATTACAAAGTAAAATTTCAACAGATGTTGAACTTGAAATAATAAATCCTATATATCATATATTTATTAAATTAAAAGATAAAATAGAAGAAATGTATATTAAATATCCAAATAATGATATTTCTATTAATTTATCTGTTGAACAAAAGAAATTAATTAACCAAGTATTATTAGGACTTCGTAATTCCGATTTAAATGAAATAGATATAAATCAATTATTAATTCCAGAGTGGTTAAAAAATGGAATCAATGATAAAATAGATAATATATTAGATTATCAAAGTATAATTGAGAAAGATCTTATTAATTTCTTACCCTTTTGTCCATAATTATATTTAAAAGTAAACATGTTTATCTATTATATGATGAAAAATTATAAAGAAACTCAAGATGAAATAGGTATTGACGAAGCTGGTAGAGGACCTTTTTTTGGTCCTGTTTATGCTGCTGCTGTTGTTTGGGGAAAGGCGCCAGATAATGAACTAATTAAAGACTCAAAGAAATTATCTAAAAAAAAAAGACAAGTTGCAATAGAATGGATTAAAGAAAATATTAAATTATATGGGGTTGGTTCTTGTAGTAGCGAAGAGATTGATACACTTGATATAGTTAATGCTACTAAATTAGCAATGGAAAGAGCCGTTAATCAATTGTTAGAAAAAGATAATAATTATTCTGGAAATTTACTTGTTATAGACGGCATTGGATGGGAAAACAAAAAATTTAATATTAATATTGATAAATTTGAAATTAACCAAGTAATCAAAGGTGATGCAAAATATCGTAATATTGCTGCAGCTTCAATTTTAGCAAAGGAAGCACACGATGACTATATTCTTGAATTATGTTCAACAAATCACCCATGTGGGGATGATTTAAATTTAAAATATGATTTAATCAACAATAAAGGATATGGTACTAAAAAACATATTGAAGGTATTAAAAAACACGGGTTATCTAAATATCACAGACACTCATTTAATATAAACTATTAAAATATGTTTATCAAGTACAAAATAAAATTCTCAGTAATATTATATCATGATAAGAAGAGTTTGTACTATTGTTAAAGTTGAAAATAACTATTTTATTCAACCTAGCTTTTATTCTTCTCTTAATAATATGTGTTTAACATCTTGTACTAATCACATAGGTAATAATATTGATTCAAAATTTATTTTTGACTTTAGAAATAACATTTTGAATAAAAAGTTTGATAATGACTTGGAATTTCATTTAATACTTGTTGATGAAAACTCTCAAGTTATTAATATAAATGACAACATTCGCGGAAATTCATTTGTTTATACTTTTAATAGGAAAAAAGAAAAGATAAATAAACAAATAGCTTTAAGATATTATCCTAAAGTCGAGAAATTTAATATAAATGTAAACAGTAATCATATTTATTTAGGTAATACAAAAAAAATAAATATGAAACAAATAGCTTATGAAACAAAAAGTTGTTTCAGCGAGTTTTATTCACCTAATGGTGGAGGATATTATGGGTTCTGTATTAATTTTCAAAATTTAGATGTGGACCCAAAATATGCAATTTTATTTATACATAATAAAAAAATAGTCGAGAGTAAAAATAATAATATATTTTTAGATAATAGAATTAATGATATTATAACTGAAACCCATTATAGCGACGAAAAATATATAGAACCACTTGTTCCTTTAATCTATGAAAATATTGTACCAAGTGCTCCTTTAATCTTTGAAGATATAGAACCATATGAAGATATTATACCAAGTGCTCCAATAATATATGAAGATATTGTACCAAGTGCTCCAATAATCTATGAAGAGGATGTCTGATGGTCTAGGGTTTTATTCAGTTCTAAGAAACATTCTCTCCATTCTAAACTTCTATAGGTATGAGTTAATTCCTCATCTTTACCAATATCTTTCAAAGCATAAATTTCAAAGGTGTTGTTAACAAAATCTCTATTCATTATAGTATTTGCTGTTTTGCTAGTGTTATAAAAGGTTGCATATCCAGAACAAAGTGCCCATTTTGTTCTATCGTCACTCCAAGTAAAAACATAAGTACACTCATTTCCATTAATTGGTATAACTCTTGCAATACCTTTTTCAATCAAATCACCTTTTTTAAATATAGTTTTAGCATATACGCCATTCCCAAACTCATTTTTTGTAGTATAAATATTAGAACAAGTTATATCGTCCTCGAATTGATTCATCATTAATATATATTAAGAAATATGCTTTATATATATTAGCCTATTTAAGATATCAATACGTGTATTAAATTTAAGTAATTTCTAAAATAATATTCTTATTAGCTTTTAATGTTTCTTCGATATGTTTGGCATATTTAAGAATCATATCTTTTAGTTCTTTTTTAGATCGATTAATTATAAATTTAACCAGTTTTGGATGACGTATATCAGGATTAAGTAATCGTAGATGTAAATACATCATACTAATAGTTATACACATTCCACAATAAGAATCAGCAATAGATTGTATTCCAAATTTTGGAGATATATTCGTTGGTGAAATATATTTAAAATCATTAATTCCAAATATTTTTTTAACTCTAGTTTTTAATACATTGTCTATAATTTTTTCTTCTTTTTCTTCTTCTCTTCCTCTAGGTTCAAACCTTTCATATGTTTTTTTAACTAAATCAATTATTATTATATTAGCATGTGTTATTTTATCTCGTTCATTTGATATAATTATAAATGTAAAATATATAAATCTTGTATTATTCTTATTTGAACATTTAAGTATTTCATCATTAGATTTATTTTCAAAACCATGATATAATACATCAGTTTCAAGATTATAAGCTAAAGCTGCACGGGTTTTAAAGTCATTACCATAATATAATGTAAAATTAGGGATACACATAATTTTTAATTTTTTCTTAGAAAATATAATCATAAAATAATTAAAAATATTATCATAATCCTGATAAAAATAACCAATTTCAGTTTTCTTAGCTTTTGGCCCTAAACTAATCTCTTGTGCTAAATATTCTTTTAAACTGATAATACCATCATTATTTTTATCATACTTTATTAACATATTATTTTTGTTAATTATTCTGTTACCTTGTACTTTTACCATATAAGTAATCTAGAAATTAATCCAAAATATTTTAATACCATAAATTTATAATATTTAATACACTAATAGATGATATGGATACTACAATGTAAAGTGAAGAAAACAATCAAACTTTATTCGATTTTCTTAGAATAAAAATTGATATATTTATAAAATAAATTATATCATCAATCGTAATGGACAAACAAGATTGGAAACCAGTTGTATTAAGAAAAACCACGTCTAACCAACCAAAAACATTAAATAAAGTTCCTATTACTGCAGTTAATTCTAATAAAGATTTTAGAGGTACCGGTAAAAAAATTACAGATGATGACGGAGAAATTCAAAAAGTTCCTACCGTTGGTATTGCGATTGGTAAACAAATCGCACAAGCTAGAATAGCCAAGAAACTTTCACAAAAGCAATTATCTACACAAATGAACTTACTCTTACAAGTAGTTCAACAAAATGAAAATGGTAAAGCAGTTAGAAATAATGCTTTACTCTCCCATTTTGAAAAAACTTTAGGAACAAAATTTATTAGATAAATAATTATATGAATAGAAGAATACTATAAAGATAAATCGGTGTAATTTTTATTCTTTGTAAAACCTACTGGATATTAAATTTTAATCCAAATCTATTAATTTATTATCTATATTTGTGTGGGTATTCTATTCTTATTATCACTAGTGTTGTTAGTGTCGTTAGTATTGTTAGTGTCGTTAGTGTCAGCAGTATTTTTTTGAATATCTGATTCTTTTACTTTATCTTCAATAATTGTAATATCACTTTCAAAACTGGTCTTAAATTTCTTTTTATAATCATCTATTATCTTTTTTGTCTTTTGAACTTCGGTTAAATCTTTCTGTTTTAATCTGTCTCTTTCAACTGTATACAAAGATATTTCTTTTTTAAGTGCTTCCTCAGTTTCAGCAATATTATCTTGCATATTTTCTAAAGTATCAACTAAAACTTTATTATTTGAGTTTCTAGCTTCCGTTATTTGAACACTCAGTTCTGTTTTACTTGTATTATAATCTCTTATCTTATTTTCTAATGTACTAAAATAGTTATTTGAATTCATTAAAGCTTCCTTTGTTTTTAAGTTAATTATTATACTTTTTTTATAATTATTAATTATATATTCTTTATCTTTATTAATATAGGGCGCGCTATCTCCTTTACTATCGTATTTATTTAATTCAACGAAATCTAATTTCGCCATTTCAAAAATATGATTAGTATTGTATTTTAAAATTTCGAAACGTCTATTTTCTTCCTCATTATTTTTAATTACATTATTCTTTATCTCAATTTTTTTATATCTTATTTTCTTTAATATATCAACAACTTCGCGATTACCAGATTCTTTAATTATTTTTCTATTAATATCCTTGATATCTTTAATGGCCGAGCTGATCTTTAGTTGTCCCTTGTGATAATATTCTAAACCAACATTCTCTAATTTTCTTGCCATTCTAGCTTCATTTAATTTTTCGACAGCTTTGTCATGTAGTTTTTCATAAGTAATTATCCCAGTTTCTTCGTCTACTTGATCTTCGCCAATAAAAGTAGCAAGTTCTTTCTCATCCTCTTGAACTTTATTGTCCGAGTCAGTTACTGTATTTTTAAAATCATTTACTTTTTCATTAGCCGCATTAGTGTTTTCATTTAATAATGTTTCCATTTTGGTAACACTTTTTTGTATTCTTTCCAATGTTTTTATCATAGGTTCATCCTTATTTTGTCTAGCAATTTCTAATTTATCATTTATATCATCTAATAATTCTCCCATTTTTATGTTTTTAGTATTAGTTTCATCTGCATATCTTTCTGCGATCAGTAAATTCTTTCTGGCATATTTAGCAGATAATTTAGATTGATTTAATTTTTTTTCTAATTTTTTACGTTCTTCCTTTCGTTCTGCTACTTTATTTTTTTCCGTTTCTAACATTTTATCATTCTCTATTTCTAAATTTTTATCATAATCTATTTCGAGATCTTCAGCAAAATTTTCAAAAAACTTTTGTTTACTTAATTGTCCTAAAATCAAGATATACCATATTGATATCAAAATTACTGTATCAGGATAATCATATCCTTTGATAAATAATAATGCTATAATTAAAATTCTTATTATTTTTAATTTAAACAAATTTAATATAAAAGTAGGTACTTTTGAATGAGGTATTACGTGATGTAATAATAAACTAATTATTAAAATACCATTTAATATTTTTATATAATTAATATCTAATAATTTTTTATAATCAATATTTAGCATATATGGATATACTAGATTATATTTATTATTAAATAATTTATAACTTTATAGAAATATTATATATTTTCGTAACTTTTACGAAATTTTACAAAATAGTTTATAAACACTTATTTTAACCGATTTTTATTTTAAATGACCATAAATTCATATTTAAATCCAGAATCGTGTACTACTTCCATTAACATTTATAAATGTAGATATTTTTGTATTGACAGTATCTGAATCATCAGTACCTGAATTCATAGTACCTGAATCAACAGCACCTGTAGTTGAACTTGTAGCACCTGAATCAACAGCACCTGAATCAACAGCACCTGAATCAACAGCACCTGAATCAACAGCACCTGAATCAACAGCACCTGAATCAACAGCACCTGAACCACCTGTAGTTGAACTTGTAGCACCTGAATCAACAGCACCTGAATCCACAGCACCTGAATCCACAGCACCTGAATCCACAGCACCTGAATCCACAGCACCTGAATTCATAGTATCTGAACCACCCGAAGTTAAACTTGTAGCACCTGAATCCACAGTGGCTGAATCCACAGTGGCTGAATCCACAGTACCTGAATCCATATTTTCTTCATCCGTTTCTTCATCATGATCTTCAGATTTTTGTTTGGCTTTTTCTTCTAACATTTTCAAAGTTTTAGCAGAATTTGATATATATTTATCTAATTTTTTAGTTAATGAAGAATATACTTTTTTAGCTTTATCAAGTTTAATTTTAGATTTATCTAAATCCTTAGTCATATCCAGGTGTATTTTTTTATCTTTTAGTAATTGCTTGTTTAATTCGGTTATACTTTTAGTATATCTGATTTTTATGACTTTAGATGCAAGAATATTCGAACTTGATACTGCTAATTTCTTTTTTAATTGGATTAATGTATTTTCATTTTTATCTAATTTATCTATTTGTTTATCAATATTTTTAGTTTTTATATTAACAACATCTGTTAATTGCTTAACGGTTTTTCTCTCTTTATTTATTTGTTCCTTTAATCTAATTTTATCTACATCGCCCGTTTCTGTCATTTTTTCTAATTTTTTTTCCTTTGTCTCTAATTTTTCTTTAATTTCATCTACTTTAATATTTATTTCGTTTTTTGATTCTAATTCTTTCTGTTCTTTCTCTTTGGATTCTTTTAATGTTATTTCTTCTTTTTCTTTGTTATTTGTTAACTCTTCTTCTAGTTCTTTATTTTCACTCTTTTTTGCATCAAGAATATTTTCATTGATTTCAACTAAATTATCTTCTTGTTTTTTAATACTTTCTTTAGTTTCTTCATATTCTTTATCTGTCATTTCCAAAAGAGTTTCTGTTTGTCTAAGTTCAATTTTTAAACTTTTAATTTCTTGGTTTAATTTAAATTTTTTTGTGACATAAGTATTTAAAGGTCCTTTAAAGTTTTCAGTATTTTTATTTCTTGGTGTTAAATATTTAAATAATATATATATTAAAATGAAACATATACCTATTTTAATTAAATTAAACTTAATTGTATCATCCATATTTCTAATAACAGTAGAATTATACCAAAGTATATACCCTAATAAAATATAAAATATTATAATATATTTTTTTTCCATATATGAATATACTAGAATTAAAATATATTATAATAAAAATATACTAGAATAAAAATATACTAGAAATTACTAATAAAATTATGAATTCTCGAGTTCTCCTATTTTCAAATGAATGTCATCAACTTTATTTTTAAGGGTATCTCTTGTATTTTGATAAGTTGTTAATTCAGACTTGCTTTTGGTAATCTTTTCTTCTATTTTTTTAATATTATTTTCTTTATCAAGTTTAACATTTTGTATTGATTTAACTTTTATATTATTATCTTTTATATCCTTATCGGTATAAGATATATTTTTATTAATAGTATTCAATATCATATTTAATTTATTGTCACAAGTTTTATTAAAATTATTAATTCTATCAATAACTTCTACTTTTAATTCTTTTAAATATGTAATTTTATTATTTGAATTTTTTAGTTCATTCATTAATATTGATTTTTCACTTTCTAATTCTTCTATTTTAACTTTTTGATCATCAATATATACTATAATTTTATCTAAAAATTCTTCTGCTATTTCTAATTTAGTTTCTGTATTCTTTATTTCGGTTTTAATAATTTTTTGATCTTCGGAATTTGTTTCTTCATCAATTTGATCTTCCAATTTTACAAGTTGTAGATTAATATCTTTAACATTATTCTCAGCTAAAGTTAATGATGATTTTTTATTATTAATATTTGTATTGATATCATTTATTGACGTGTTCATTTTTTTTAAGTTTTCTTTATCTTTTAATATTATATTATTTAATGAAATTATATTTGTATCTATATCACGTGGTTTACTTTGTAAATCATTTTTAGTAATATTTATATTTTGTTTAATAGCCTCATATCTGCTTTTAGAAATTACACTAATTCTAGAATTAATCTCATTAATTGACTTAATATTATCTAATTTATAAGTACTATCGTTTATATTTAAATTAATTTTTCGTATATCATTTTCATATTTCTTAATATTATTTTTTAATAAAGGAACTATTTTGAAATCAATCTGAAATATTTCTTTTTCTAAATTTAATTTTTCTTTTTTCATATCACTAGTATCAGCAAAAGTTTCATATTGGTTATCGTTACATGTAATTGTTAAAAATAATAAATATACAAAAAGATTTATTAAGTTATTATCGTTTAAATTTATTAATACTAACACTAATATTAAATTAAATGTATTTGTTTGTAAAATTTTTTTAAACATATAATTATAGCTAGATTTTTAGTCAATAAAATCAATATTTGCATCATCTTCAACAAGTGGTTGTGATGATATACATCCCTTATTAATATTATCCGTAATATCTTCTTCTCCTATAATTTCATTTTCTTCGACATCAAATAATTTTATATTATATTTTAATTTGTTATAGAATTTTCTTCTTGCTAGTCCTTGATTATTAAAACTTGGTAACTGGTCTACTATATCCACAATTAAAGGTTGTATTATATTATCCTTCTTTCTTAAAATTCTACCAACAGATTGTTCAATGTTTCTTCTGGGTGTAACCATCATTAAAGTATTTAAAGCTGGAATATCTAATGCTTCCGATGCCATACCATAAGATGCCAATATAACTGTTGCTTTTGATGCTTCATCAAGTTTTGCTTGTTTCATTCCACCGATATAGAAATCACTGTTAATTTCTTTTTTATCTAATTTTTCTTTTAGTTTAGTTAAATGTTCTATTCTATCACTCAATATTAATATTTTTCTTCCTTCTTCGTCTAAAATATCTTTTATAATATCTATTATAAATTTATTTCTTTTTGAAATCTTACTAATTCTAGTTATGGTACCAGCCTTATTAACCTCTTTTGTAAATCTTATATATGATTCTTTAAATTTTTCATGTTTAATATCATATTTATAAATATTTACTTGAACATCTTGATTTTTTTGAGGGGGGGCTTTATAAATAATATCACCAAAATACCAATATAAAACTTTTTCTAAAGCATCACTTCTCTTTGGTGTAGCTGTCAAAAATATTGTTTTTTTACAACTAATTAATGGTAATGCCTTAGAAAAAAACTTTGAAGGAGCATGATGAGCTTCATCAAAAATAACCATTCCAAACTCTCTAAAAATATCTAGATCATATTTTTCTTTGGCTATTGATTGTAACATACCAATTACTACATCTTTGCCCTCAATTTCTACTCTATTTTGTTGAATTATACCGACAGATGCATCAGTAAATTCTTCAAATCGTTCCTTCCATTGATTTAGTAAAAAAGTTTTATGAACAATGATTAATGTTTTTCTTTTATACAAACATGATAAATACATACCCATCACTGTTTTTCCTCCACCACAACCAACGCAAATTCCACCTCCATCATTTTTTTTAATATGGTTATGAACTTTAGTAACGATCTCTTGTTGCAATGGTCGTAATTCTCCTTTAAACTTAAAAGATATTTTTTTACCGATAATCTCATCATTAAATTCAGGTGGTCCTAATTTATTTATTCCATAAAATTTTGGGATTGAAAGATAATCATCATTTTCTTTATAAACTTCAAATTTCTCTACTTTAGTCGCGATACCTATACTATAGGAAAGTAGTGGTTGAACTGTTAGGTCGTTCTTAATTGTTTCTAGTTCTCTATTAGTAAATTTATCTTTATTTAATAAATATCCATCTTTTGTTAAAATTGTTTTATATTTTTTTGATTCCATTTTTATAACTAATATATAATAATAATACATCTATAATTCAATTTTAAATAAAGTATTTAAGAAAATTTTTTATTAAGATTTAAATATAAATCTATAAAAATTTTTGCTTTGTAAATGTTTATAAAGCAAAAACTTTCATATAATGAAAAATATAAAATATCAGATATATATATTCATGGATACAGTTAATGACCTAAGTCGTCAAGTAGACAGTTTTTTAAAATCTGTATACAGCAATAAGACAGCTAATGCCGTTATTGGTTTGTTTTTAGTTCTATATGCTAGTTTAGCAGCTCCAAAACTTCCAAAATCTGTTGCTAAAATTTTCGGAAATAAAATTTTTAAAATGGTATTTTTATTCCTTATAGCCTATATGGCATCAAGAAATGTAAGTGTTGCAATTATTTCTGCTGTTGCATTAGTTGTTTCAATGCAAACTTTTTCCTTTCATCAAGCAAATGAAAAAGTACAACAAATAGTTGAAGAAGAAGCAACAAGATATGAAGAAGCTACTGAAGCTACTGAAGATATTGTTGTAACATCTGAAAGTGAAAATAATGAAGAAGTAGAGAATGTTGAATATTCATCTATCGAAGAAGAAGAAAAAACCACTTTATTAACTCAAGGTGAAAATGAAGTCACTCTTGGTGAAAGTGGCGAAGATTATGCTAAATATCAAAGCATGGAAGAAAATAATGTATCAGAAGAAGGAGAGTTAGGAGAATATGGACCTGAAGGGGAATATAGACCACGTGCTAGACAAGAAGAAGAGACATATACAGGACCTGAAAATGATGAATCATTATTTGGAGAGGTTATTGAAGAACCAGAAGGTATTGAATCTAATTTTGGTCAAGAATTAGTTGAATCAAGAAATGATAAAAGAGAACAAAGAATTAAAAAAATACATACAAATTCAAGAAGAAGAAGTAACATGTTAATGGAAGAAGAAGCAGTATTAAAACCAGAAGAACAAGTTATGTTCCAAGATATTGAAGAAGAAGGTGTTCCAAGACCAGTTGGTGAATTAGGACCCGAAGAGGAATTATTTAGACCCGAAGAAGAAACAATGTTTAGACCTGAAGAACAAGCTATGTTTAGACCTGAAGAAGAAACAATGTTTAGACCTGAAGAACAAGCTATGTTTAGACCTGAAGAAGAATCTACATTCAGACCTGAAGAACAAGCTATGTTTAGACCTGAAGAAGAGAAAGTTGTAAGAAAAAGAAGAACTAAATCAGCTCTTAAACAACAAGAAGAATCTACATTCAGACCTGAAGAACAAGCTATGTTTAGACCTGAAGAAGAATCTACATTCAGACCTGAAGAACAAGCTATGTTTAGACCTGAACAAGAGAAAGTTGTAAGAAAAAGAAGAACTAAATCAGCTCTTAAACAACAAGAAGAATCTACATTCAGACCTGAAGAACAAGCTATGTTTAGACCTGAAGAAGAAGCTATGTTTAAACCCGAAGAAGAAGATATGTTTAGACCCGAAGAAGAGAAAGTTGCAAGAAAAAGAAGAACTGCATCTGTTCCTAAACAACCAGAAGAAACTTCATATGGTGTTGGTGGATATTCAGGTAACGAATATGCAACATGTAGTTAAATATCAAAAAATGTTATAAAAAGTAATTCGTATATAAATTAAATTTTTTATCCATTATAAATAATGGATAAAAAATCAGATTTTTTTTTCTTAATAATATTAATTTTAGTAGTGATTAGTTTTTTTATATTAAATGTTATTAAAACAGTTGAAACTAATATAATTAGAAAGTACGAAATGAAAAATTAATAATATTTAAGTAATATTTAATATCTACTTTATATTAATATAAACACATGGATGAAGATTTAAGAAATATTTATAAATTACAATATCATGAAAAATGTTCTAAATATCCTGATATTTCTAAAAAAGATGTCTTACCGGCAGTAGACAGAATTATTGTAATTGGGGACTTGCATGGAGATTGGAATGAAACAATTAAATCACTAAAATTAGCAAAAGTTATTGATAATAATTTAAATTGGATTGGCGGAGAAACAGTTGTAGTACAAATAGGTGACCAAATTGATCGATGCAGACAATTACCATGTAATAGACCAATTAAAGATGATGAAGATTCGGATATTAAAATTCTTAAATTTTTTACTAAATTACATTCAGAGGCTTTAAAGGCAGGTGGTGCAATTTATAGTATAATAGGAAATCATGAATTGATGAATTCAACGGGTAGAATGGAATATGTTTCGTATCAAAATTATATGGAATTCGAAAAAAAACCAGACAATCAAGAATTTTTGACAGGAATGCCAAGTGATTTACAAAATATGGAAGCTAGAAAATGGGCTTTCAAACCAGGTAACCCATTGGCAGAATTCATTGCTTGTACTCGAAAATTAGCTCTAATTATTGGAGATAATTTATTTGTACATGCAGGGATAGTTCCTAAAATTTCTGCAAAATATCCAGATATTGGTGATTTGAATAAATTGTTATCATTATATTTATGGGATAAATTAGAAAATCCTGAAATTTATCAAGATATATTTGGGTCGGATGTTATTAAAGGACAGACAATAATTAATTCTTCTAATAGAAAACATGATTTCTTCAAGATATCACCATTGTGGAACAGACAATATGGTAATTTGAGTAATAATACAAAATCTTGTAATGCATTATTAAAACCAGTTAAAGATGTTTATAAGGTTAATCGAATGTATGTAGGTCATACTCCTCAAATGAATAAAGGAATTAATTCTATCTGTGATGGTGACCTATGGTATACTGATGTAGGAGTGTCGAAAGCATTTGATATTGCAGATATGAATATTGTAATCGAAGGAAAGCGATCTAACGTTAGGGAAGCACAAGTTCTTGAAATTTTAAAAAATGGAGAACCTAGAATATTAAAAAATTAATTTATTTAAATTGTATTAATTTAAATAAATTTATTAATTTACTTGTTTAAATATGCTTTAGTCTTCTTTAATGCATCAATATATGTAATATCACCACCTTTTTCATATGGTTTACCTAAAGCTTTAGCAACATACTCTTTTAATTTTCCCATAGCAGATGGATAGTTTATACCATCCTTTTTAACAATCATTTTAATAACCTCTGTTTGTAATGCAGCGTGAGCTGGTGCAGCTTTTTTCTTTTTTTCTTCTTTAGTAGGTTTTTCTACAGATGTTTCACTATCGGCAGATGTTTCACTATCTACATTCATGTATTTCTTGGTAGTATTTTTGGAGGTTTTCTTAATAGCCTTCTTGGAGGTCTTCTTACTAGCCTTTTTGTAGGTTTTCTTACTAGCCTTTTTGGAGGTTTTCTTACTAGCCTTTTTGGAGGTTTTCTTACTAGCCTTTTTGGAGGTTTTCTTACTAGCCTTTTTGGAGGTTTTCTTACCACCTACAGCTTTCTTGGAAGTTTTCTTACTAGCTTTCTTGGAAGTTTTCTTACTAGCTTTCTTGGAAGTTTTCTTACTAGCTTTCTTGGAAGTTTTCTTACTAGCTTTCTTGGAAGTTTTCTTACCTCCAACACTCTTCTTGGAAGCCTTCTTGGAAGTTTTCTTAGAAGTTTTCTTAATAGCTTTCTTAGAAGTTTTCTTAATAGCTTTCTTAGAAGTTTTCTTAGAAGTTTTCTTAATAGTCTTCTTAGCTCCACCTGTTTGTTTATTTGATGCACCTGTACCTGTACCTCCAGCTTGGTTTAATAACTCTCTTAATTGATTTTCTAAAACAGTTGTATTAGTAATTGTTGTTACGGTATCAAAATCATTATTAGCAGGTTCTGTTGTTAACATGTTAATCAAGTTATTAATATCATCTGGACTAGCAATAGTTTTTTCAACATTACCACCCATTTGTGAAATAAAAATATCATTAATATCAGATGTAACTGATAAGTTTACACCATTCATATTATCTGAAGTTACAGACAAGTTATTATTAAAATTAATGTGTGAATTTAACACTGATGTTTGGCTCATGTTAGATGTTGCGGAATATTCAGCACCTCCCATCATACTAGCAGATGTAGCAGAATATTCTCTTGCAAGAATTTCAGTTTGAGCAGTTGATGTAGCAGAATTGTTAATAGATGTTACAGATGTAGCAGAATTAATATTTTTTCTGTACATTTCTGTAAGCTCATTCTCAGATGTTTCAGATTCTCTTCTATCGATTATGTTTAACCATTGTGGTAAACTTACATTGTCTGTTTCAACAGAACTTAATAAATCATTTATATCGCCTTTAACAAAAATATCAGACATATTCTATATATTTAAAGTTAGAAAAAAAATTTAGATAACCTTGATTGTGAAATTTTAATAATAAAAAATAAATTTTAAAGTTTTATTTAAATTTAAATAAAACTTTAAAATTTAGTTTTTATAATTAAATTATCGCATATAGTATAATATGTACATTAGTAAATTAGATGATATTTTTGACGAAACAATTAATAATTTTTATAATTTTTTAAATGAAAAAAAATCATTTGAATACCTACGTAAAGATATTAATTTTGTAAGTTTTCAAAGTTATATAACAGGATTAATCAAAGAATACACTGATAAGAATATTAATGAAAAAGAAATAACAGATGTTATTAATATTAAAAGTAATTATAATATTATAATAGGGATATTGAAAAGATATTTTGCATATTATATCTATTTGTCAATTGCTTATATGTATGATGGAGGACGAGATTTATTTGCTACAAATATAATAGAATCTAGTAAAAATCAAAAAGATAGTACTTACCAAATAGACAATTTCTTTAATAGTGAAAATAATGCTAAATTAATTAGTTTTTTTAATGATATTAAGAATCTTTTAACAGTGATAAGATTAGGTAAAACAATGGAACAAATAAAAATACTTTTAGGTAACGATCCTATTAAGTTTGAATCAACTATTAAACTTGTTAATACTCTTGGTGAGGATTACATAATTGAATATTTCTTAATAAAGAATAATATGCATAATATTCTTAAAACTATAATATTTAGATTAATTTACCTAACAGAAGAAAAATCAGACATTTTAAGAATACTTAAACAAGAAGAAGAAACTACCGGAGAATATAAATATATAGAAGTTGTTTATTCAAAAGAATCAAAATTAATTGATTTTACATTAATTCAAAAGTTTTTAACAATTAAACAAATTAGAGATGGATTAGCAGAAGAAATATACGATTATTTAGATAAAGCAAGAGCTGAGAAAGAATTTGCTATAAAAGAAGATAATGATTTTGTACAATATTTATTAACAAATAAAATCCTTATTCCAATTACTGAAGATTTCTTGAGATATCATAAAGATTCGGAGAAATATGAGTCGGATACACTAGTAAATGATAATATAGATATCAAAGAAAGAGATGCTACTAAAATTAAATATGTTATTAACAAAATGAACAAAATAAAAAATATACATTCAACTGTATATGAAAATAATCCAAAATTAAAATTAGATGCACTTAAATTATATTATAAACCTCTTGATTATAAAGAAGCGGTATTATACAATGACAATGAGGAAATTAAAATTGTACAAAAGTTAGAAGATTCAGAAAAAACTGCAGATTTAGATTTATTAGGAGAGCTAGAACATGTCAGGAGATATGCATATGTTAATTATAAAGATTTTAGTAAAGATGGATTTAAATTTAGACCAAATAAACCAACTATTTGTATTAGATACTCCAACATTGTTAATAAAAAGTCAAGAGATAAGGAGATAGAATTACGTATAGGTAATGATAATTTAGATATAAATGTTGTTGGTTTAGCTTGGAATCCAAGTAAAATACCATTAGAATGTTTTAGCAAAAATAATCTTGTAGATGCTGGGGATTTATTAAAAACAACAAATGGTTTTAAAGGATTTCAGAAAATAATAAAGTCGACATTTGTTAATAATAAAAGAACATTATTCTATTGGCTTTTTGATATAGAAAAGGATTCACCAGATTTGGATAGTTATGTAAATATGTCAAAACAAAATATTACTTCAAGTATATTTACTTTAATATCCGAAATATATAAAAATTATTCTAATAGTGTAGAAACTAAGTTATTAAATTATATTGATACTTTTAAAGAACTTAATAATTATCAGATTGACAATATTATAAAGAAAAATAATAGGTATATTAATCAAGATTTTGATACAAGTGTTAAAAACTCTGGATTAAATTATTCATTATTAAATAAATTACTTGACAAGAAAATTATTGAAGATAATATTGATAGTATTATTCCAGGTAAAAGTGGGACTATTTTATTATTACCAAAATTAGAAATAGTGAAAGATATTGATAATATTATAACTTTAACTAATGAAGAAGAAGTT